AGCGGCACCCGGACGGTGACGTGCGATACCGGCATGGTCATGCTGCCCGCCCTCCCCGCCCCAGGTCGCGCGCCAGGCTGCCCAGCCCCTCCACGCGCAGCCGAATGTCCGCCCCGGTCGGGCCAACCACCACCCGGTCCACCAGGGCGTGGATGATGCGCTGCTGCTCGGCTGGGAAAAGCTCCTCCCAAAGCGGGTCAAGCCGCGCCAGGGCGTCGCGCGCATCTTCTTCTGAAAGGTCCGGTGCCTCCTGCCGCGCGGCCAACCAGCCGCCCGCCACGATTTCCGGCTGGCGTAGCAGGGCGCGCACCTGGCCAATCACGGCGCCTTCGATTTGCGCGGCAGAAATACGGCGCAGAATGTCATCGCCGCCGGTGGGCTCCTCCTTCAACACGCGCTGCGCGACGTAGTAGCGGTACATCCGCCCCTTCTTGCGCGAATGCGTTGGCGATAGTGCCCGGCCATCCAGACCAAAGATCAGCCCCTTCAGCAGCGCTGTCTGGTGGCGGCGATTCTGCACCGCGCGCGCCCGCGGGCTGGTTTGCAGCAGCGCATGCACCTTGTTCCACAGCGCACGCGGCACGATCGCCTGATGCTCGCCGGGGTAGATGCGCCCTTTATGCTCGACCTCGCCCACATAGGTGCGCAGGTTCAGGATCTTGTAGACATCGCCCTTGTTGAGCAGCCGCCCCGATTTGCTGGTGATGCGCTGCGCTTGCAGGCGCTGCACGGTCTCGGTGCCCGAGCCCGTCTCGGCGAAGAATTCAAACACCTGTCGCACGCCTTTTGCCTCGGCATCATTCACCACCAGCTTACGATTAGCGACCTCATAGCCAAGCGGCACCTTGCCCCCCATCCACATGCCCCGCGCCTTGGAGGCCGCCACCTTGTCCCGAATGCGCTCGCCAATCACCTCGCGTTCGAATTGCGCGAAGCTGAGCAGGATGTTGAGCGTAAGGCGGCCCATGCTGGTCGTGGTATTGAAGGACTGCGTGACGGAAACGAAGGTCACGCCATGCGCGTCCATCACCTCGACCAGCTTGGCGAAATCCATCAAGGATCGTGACAGGCGGTCGATCTTGTAGACGACGATGACATCAACCTGATCAGATTCAATATCACGCAGCAGGCGTTGCAGCGTGGGGCGTTCCAACGAGCCCCCGGAAAAGCCGCCATCATCATAGCGATGCGGCACCAACATCCAGCCCTCGGCGCGCTGGCTTGCGATATAGGCCTCGCAGGCTTCGCGCTGGGCATCCAGCGTATTGAATTCCTTCTCCAGGCCTTCATCGGTGGATTTGCGCGTATAGACGGCGCAGCGGCGCTTTTGCACCGACGCCGGCATGGAGGGTTCGGTGCTTGTCTTGCGGCGGGTCATGCGTGCGCCCCTGATTTCAGGCCAAAGAACACCCAGCCATTCCAGCGCGTGCCGGTGATGTGCCGCGCGATGGCGGATAGCGATTGATAGGGCCGCCCTTCAAACTCAAAATCATCGGCGCGCACGGTCACCACGTGCTGCACGCCTTCATATTCGCGAATGATCTGCGTGCCTGGCAGAGGACGATTGTCGGCGCGGATGCGTCGCAGCACGGCATTGCCGCCATCCAACCTTTCGCCGAGTGCTTCGAGGCGCTTGCGTGTTTCGGGCCGACGTGACCGAGGGCTTTGATCATTGGGTCACGGACATCGCTGCCCTGGATGAAGGCTGCGATGCAATCCGCAAGCGGGTGCTGCGCATGACCCATCCTGAGTTCATGCGCATGATCGAGCTGCGGGAACAGAAAGCGTCGCAGATGCGTGAATACGCGCGGCGCGCGCGAAAGATCCTCGCGGAGCATCCCGAATGGGCAGAGAACCCGAGCATGACGCTCGCTGATATTCTTGAGGTGACCGAATAATGCCCCTCAAGATCATCAGCGCCGAAGAACGCCTCGCGGAATCGCGCGGCATCAAGGCGGCGATCTTTGGTGGCAGCGGCCAGGGCAAGACCAGCCTGCTTTGGACGCTCCCCGCCGATCGCACGATTTTCATGGATCTGGAGGCGGGCGATCTCGCGGTCGAAGGTTGGACCGGCGATACCATCCGCCCACGCACCTGGCAGGAATGCCGGGATTTTGCCGCCTTCATCGGAGGGCCCAACCCGGCACTTCGCGATGACCAGCCCTATTCGCCGGCGCATTACGCCGCCGCTTGCGAGCAATTCGGCGACCCGGCCAAGCTTGATCGCTACGAGACACTGTTTGTCGATAGCATCAGCGTCGCCGGGCGGCTTTGCTTTCAATGGTACCGTGGCCAGTCCGAAGCATTCTCAGAAAAAAGCGGCAAGCCCGATATCCGCGGCGCCTATGGCCTGCATGGTCGGGAGATGATCGCCTGGCTTACGCATCTGCAGCACACGCGCGGCAAGAACATCATCTTTGTCGGCATCCTCGATGAAAAACTCGATGACTTCAATCGCAAGGTCTACGTGCCGCAGATTGATGGCAGCAAGACCGGGCTCGAACTGCCGGGGATCGTGGACGAGGTTCTGACGCTCACCGCGATCAAGGATGAGAACGGTCAACTGCGGCGCGCCTTGGTGTGCCAAACGCTCAATCAATGGGGTTATCCCGCCAAGGATCGCAGTGGGCGGCTTGATCTGATCGAGGAACCGCATCTCGGCAGACTTTTCGCAAAAATTCGCGGCCCGGCACGCCCCATCGCGGAACGGCTTCAGCTTGCGCTGCCCGCCCCTGAAGCACCGGAGAACACCCCAACCCCCACCACGAATCAGTAAAGGAGAAGGACCATGGCAACATGGAATGACTATAATGACGCGCGGCAGAACCCCAACCTGATCCCCAAAGGGGCTCTGGCGAAGCTTCGCCTCACCATCCGCCCGGGCGGCTTTGATGATGCAAGCCAAGGCTGGCATGGCGGCTATGCCACGCGCGGCACGACCGGCTCGGTGTATCTCAATTGCGAGTTCACCGTCCTTGAAGGCCAATACGCCAAGCGCAAGATTTTCTCGCGGATTGGGCTCTACAGCCCGAAGGGTCCCGATTGGGCGAATATGGGCCGCAGCCTCATTCGCAGTATGCTGAATTCCGCACGTGGCATTTCCGATAAGGATATCTCGCCGAACGCCCAGGCGGCACGGCGCATCACCAGCTTTGCCGATCTGGATGGCATTGAATTCGTCGGCAAGATTGACGTGGGCCCCGATGCCAATGGTGAGGACAAGAACGAAGTCCGCATGGCGCTGACGCCCGATCATCGGGATTACGCGCAAATCATGGGCCGCGTTGCACTGCCCGGCCTTCCGCCTCAAGCGCCAGCCCCTGCGGCCATTGCTCCACCCGCCATGCAGCATGGTGCCTTTCCTGCCGCACCACCGCCGCAGGCGGCCGGTGGCGATCCCCGTCCCAGCTGGGCGCGCTGAGGCAGGAGCACCCCAGCCATGATGCTTCGCCCCCGCCAGAAGCTTTTCGTCGAGCGCAGCCTGGCTGCGCTCGATAAGCACGGAAATACGCTTGGTATCGCTCCGACCGGTGGAGGAAAGACGGTCATGCTCTCCGCTGCGGTGGGCGAGCATCTTGCGGGGCGCGGCAGCAAGGCGGCGGTCCTCGCGCATCGGGACGAACTTACCCTGCAAAACCACGCGAAATTCCGGCGCGTGAATCCCGGCATGACCACCTCGGTTGTCGATGCCAGCCAGAAATCCTGGGCGGGTCAGGTCACCTTCGCCATGGTGCCCACCCTGACGCGCCCAGCGAACCTGGACGCTATGCCAAGGCTCGACCTGCTGGTGATTGATGAAGCCCATCACGCCATCGCGCAGAGCTACCGGCGCATCATTGACCGTGCCCGGGAACAAAACCCCGATTGCCGTATCTATGGCGTGACGGCCACGCCCAATCGTGGCGACAAGATCGGGCTGCGGGAAGTGTTCTCCAATGTGGCAGATCAGATCCGGCTCGGTGAATTGATCGCCACCGGCCATCTCGTGGCACCGCGAACCTTCGTCATTGATGTCGGTGTGCAGGATGAACTGCGCAATGTCCGGCGCAGCGGCGATGATTTCGACATGAATGAAGTGGCCCGGGTAATGGACACCGTCCCGGTGACCGATGCCGTGGTCAAGCACTGGAAGGAAAAAGCCGGGGACCGTCAGACCGTCGCTTTCTGTTCCACCATCGCGCACGCCGAGAATGTCGCAGCAGCTTTCAACGCGGCGGATATACCAACCGTCATGGTCACCGGCGATATGGGCGAGGCAGAGCGTCGCGCCGTACTCGCGGCCTATGCCTCGGGCGAGGCCCGCGTCATCGTCAATGTCGCAGTGCTCACTGAGGGCTGGGACCATCCGCCCACCTCCTGCGTCGTGCTGCTGCGGCCGAGTTCCTACAAGGCCACCATGATCCAGATGGTGGGGCGCGGGCTGCGCACCGTCGACCCGGTCGAGCATACCGGCATCATCAAGCGCGACTGCATCGTGCTGGATTTCGGCACTTCCTCACAGATCCATGGCTGCCTGGAACAGGATGTGGATCTGGACAGTCAGCCCGGTACTGGTGAGGCACCGACCAAGACCTGCCCATCCTGCGAGGCGGAAATCCCCATCGCCGTGATGGAATGCCCGATCTGCGGTCATGCCTTTGAGGCGGGCGGGCGCGCGGCAGCCCCAGTGACCGATTTCATCATGACGGAAATCGATCTGCTCTCGCGCTCCAGCTTTGAATGGTGTGACCTTTTTGGCGATGACGCATCGCTTCTGGCCAATGGCTTTCATGGCTGGGCCGGTATCTTTTTTCTAAACGGTGCCTGGCACGCGGTGGGCGGCGCCCGGTGCGAACCGACAAGGCTGCTTTCCATCGGCGAACGCTTGGTCGCGCTTGCCGCCGCGGATGATTGGCTGAACGAGCACGAGACCGATGAAAGCGCCCATAAAAGCCGCCGCTGGCTGCGTGAGCCCCCGACCGAGCGGCAATTGGCGCATCTCCAGCCCGAGCGGCGCAGCGATTACAGCCTGACGCGCTATCACGCCTCGGCGCTGCTGACCTTCAAATTCAATCGCAACACTATCCGCTACCTGATCCAAAATGCGCAGGGCGCCAATCTGGCGAGGGCAGCATGAGCCATGACGCGCGCTGCCCAACACCCCTGCGCCGTCTGCGCACGCCCGGCGCTTGGCTTTGGCTGGTTCGACCCAGTCAAGCAGAAACAGCGCCGCCCCTCGGTCATGTTTTGCAGCATGGCCTGCCAGGGCTTTTGGTCGCGCTTGGCGCGGAGATCGCCCGCCATGGTTGATCTATCCGAGCAGGAACAAGCCGCCATGCGCGCTGCCATGCGCAACCTGGGCGAAGCCATGCAGGAAATCGGCTGGAACACGCGCCTTTGCGATTTGAACGAGGCCCAGGTGCTGACGCTGATCGAGGTCGCGGTCGGCGCCTTTCAGGACGCCATGCGGGCCAGCGCCCGGCATGAAATCGGGGAGATACCCTTCTGATGCTGGATTTCAACAGCCGCAGCCAAGCTGGCCTTGTGATCAACGCTGCGATTGATACCGCGCTGGAGCAGGACAACGCCGCCCAGGCACCACGCCGCTATCTGGGTGGCTCGCGCCTTGGCCATGCCTGTGAGCGCGCGCTGCAATTCGAATACCTCCAGGCGCCCAAGGATGAAGGTGCCGGCTTTGACGGCAGGCTGCTCCGCATCTTTGCCATCGGCCATGTGCTGGAGGATTTGGCCGTGGCCTGGCTGCGCGGCGCGGGCTTTCAGCTATTCACACGCAAGGGCGATCAGCCCGAAGCACCGCAATTCGGCTTTTCCATCGTGGGCGGGCGCGTTCGCGGCCATGTGGATGGTGTGATCGCCGGCGGGCCCGATATTCCCGGCATGGCCTTCCCCGCGCTTTGGGAATGCAAGACCATGAACGCCAAGGCTTGGCGCGAGACCGCCAGCAAGGGTGTGGCTGCGGCCAAGCCCATCTACGCCGCGCAGATCGCGATCTACCAAGCCTATATGGACGCGGCCATTCCAGGCGTTGCGGATAACCCGGCGCTGTTCACCGCCATCAACAAGGATATCGCGGAACTGCATCACGAGCTGGTGCCCTTCAACGCGGAATTGGCGCAGCGCATGTCTGACCGCGCGGTGCGTATCCTACGCGCCAGTGACGCGGGCGAATTGCTACCGCGCATTGCGCTGGCCGCCGATCACTTCGAATGCCGGTTTTGCCCCTGGTCAAAGCGCTGCTGGGACCAGACTGCATGACGGTCTGGACCGATTTCAACGACGCGGCCGCGACGCTGGAGGACCGACTTCCCACCGAAGGGCAGTCGATCCCAACGCCTGCCGCGCCGGATCTGGAACAGATCAAAAGCTTCCTCGCGGTGGCCTTCAGCTATTGCGAGGGGCTGATCCCGGTGCGCGGCTTTGTCGATCAGGGGCAAGGGCTGACGATCAAGCCGCACAACATCTGGATCCCCGCCGATGCCACGGCGCCAGAATTGCTCGCCACCTATGCCACCTGGGCCGCGCGCGAAGGTAGCGCCGTTTATGTCATTCCCGGCACGGTCGCCGAACATGGCCAGGCCCGCGCCGAGCATGTGCTGCAAATGCAGGCCATTGTGGTTGATCTCGATACCGGCGACATCGCGGCCAAGCTCTCCCACCTGTTGCAGCACCTTGGGGAACCAACGCTGATTATCGAAAGCGGTGGGCGCACCGCCGAAGGTGCGGCCAAGCTGCATGTCTGGTGGAAACTGACCGAACCGGCAGAGGGGGCAGAGCTTGCGCGGCTTTGCGCCTTGCGCGGTGAGATCGCCGATAAGGTCGGTGGCGATCCGCATTTCCGATCTGCCCATCAGCCCATCCGCGTTCCCGGCACGGTCTATCGCAAGGCGGGTGCAGAGCGCATCGTCACCATCCGCGCGCACAACCCAGAGCGTGAATTGGACCTTGGCGACTTCGCCGAGGCCATTGCCGCCATGCCCTTTCTGCCAGGCCAGGATCGGCCACAGGCTGGCGCACAAGCCGATAGGCCAGGGCTGGACGCCATCCTTTCCACACCCGTGCGTGAGGGCGCTCAGGACGCCTGGACGCGCTTTCAGGGCGCGAGTGCCGCCATCGGTCACTTCATCCGCCAGGTGCATGAAGGCCGCATGACGCCCGATGAGGGCTGGGAAGCCATCTGCGGCTATAACGCGGCCTGTCTGCGCCCGACACGGCCACTGGAGCGCCTCAAGGCCGAGGCTGACGCAATCTGGGCGCGGCATGTCACGCGCAATGGGCCTGCGACGCTGCGTGCGGAGGCACCGCCAGCCGAAATCGTCGCGCACCGGCTTGGCGCCTTGCTGGATGATACCTCGCCCATGCCTGACGACCTGATCGGGCCGCGCCTGCTGACGCCAGGGGGCTTGCTGGTACTGGGTGGCGCGCCGAAGGTCGGCAAATCCGATTTTCTGATCAGCCTGCTGATCCATGCCGCCGCCGGGGCGCCATTCCTGCGCTTTACCGCGCCAAGGCCGCTACGCGTTTTCTACCTTCAGGCCGAGATCCAATACCACTACCTGCGCGAACGCTTGCAGCAGCTGCGGCTGGATCCGGCGATCCTGGCGAGGGCGCGCGATACGCTGGTGGTCACGCCAAAGCTTCGGCTGCTGCTCAATGAAGAAGGCGTGGGGCTGGTGGCCGCCGGCATTCGCAGCGCCTTTCCTGATGCGCCGCCCGACATCATCAGCATCGACCCGATCCGCAACCTGTTTGACGGCGGCTCCGAGGGCGAAGGCGAGAACGACAACGGCGCCATGCTGTTCTTTCTGCAAAGCCGCGTCGAGGCGCTGCGCGACATGGTGGCGCCAGAGGCTGGCGTGATCCTGGCACACCACACCAAGAAGCTCAGCAAGCAGCAGGTGAAGGATGATCCTTTCCTATCCCTCTCCGGCGCGAGCGCGCTGCGCGGCTTTTATACCTCCGGCATGATCCTGTTTCGGCCGGATGAGGAAAAGACCGGGCGCGAATTGCATGTCGAGCTGCGCAATGGGCCGGGGATCGCACCGCTACTGGTGGACAAGATCGGTGGCCGCTGGGTCGAACTGGATCGGCACAGCGAGCGCCTGGTCAGGCAGGAGATCGGCCGCAAGCTGGATGCTGAGCGCACCCGTCGGCATGATGTCATCTTGACGCTACTTGCCGAGGAAGCCGTCGAGGGGCGCCTCTACACCAGCGCACAATTCGCAGAGCAATTCGAGAACCAAGGTGGCCTCGGCGGTAATTCCACCATCCGAGAGCGGATCAGCGTCCTTGCGACCAAGGGCTACATCAAGTTTCTGAAGGATGGCGGTCCCTTCGGCTTGCCATATTGCCGATCAAAATTCGGCTACCTCGTCATCGAGGAGATGGAGTTCGGTCCCGGCGTGGAGATGGTTGATTCCGATACCGGGGAGATCATCACCACCTTCCGGCGTGTCCTGCCGAGCCACTTCAAGGAGCCAACCACGGGCGCCGCAATCGAGGTCGAGAACCCCGAAGTTTGGGTTCACGCGCCCGGCGGAGAGACGCCATGAACGCCCCGACCAGTTGCCAGAATGGACCAGTTGCCAATCTGGCAACTTGGCAACTGCTCATTTTTGGCAACTGCTTTTGCTGTCAGATCAATAACTTACAGGCGGCGAGCAGTTGCCAACTGGCAACTCTGGCAACTGGTCTGGCAACTGCTTTTTCATCAGCAATATCAGTACCTTACGACCAGTTGCCAAGTTGCCAGAATTTCACCCCCCTACGGGGGTGTGCATGCGCGCCAAAAAAGGCGCGCGCACACCACACCCCCGTGGGGTCAGGGAGCGCGTCCACGACCCTCCCAACACCCAATCCCCAAAAGCCGGGCAGCGGCGGTGTGCTCCGCCAAGAACCCCACTGCCGCCGCCCTCACCACAACCATCCCCATCAGGAGACAATCATGGCTCTCTCGACTCTCCCCATGTCCGCGGCGCTGGCAAGCAGGCCGCCCATCATTTCCGATTGCGAGGTCGGCACCGCACCGCGACGGGCCGTCCTGGCGCTCGATCTCGGCACCACCACCGGCTGGGCGCTGCGCTCAGGCGACGGTGCGATCACCTCTGGCACCATGACCTTTCGGCCCAGCCGCTTCGAGGGCGGTGGTATGCGGTTTCTCCGCTTTCGCGCCTGGCTGACCGAGGTCACGCACCTTGCCGGCGAATTGTCTCAAATCGCGTTCGAAGAAGTGCGGGCCCAAGCAGGTACTGACGCCGCGCACCTCTATGGCGGCTTTCTGGCCCACCTTTCGGCGTGGTGCGAGGAACATGCCATCGCCTACCAGGGCGTGCCTGTCGGCACGATCAAGCGCTACGCGACCGGCAAGGGCAATGCGGACAAGGCGGCCATGGTCGCTGCCATGCGGGCGCGCGGTTTTGCACCGGCGGATGACAACGAAGCCGATGCGCTGGCCCTACTGCTCTGGGCCACCGACGCAGAGGGAGGCCGGGCATGAGCCTGCACGGCGCACCGATGCTCGCGCAGAGCCCACTCACGCGCCTGCGCAGCACAACCAACGACGCCGAATTGAAAGCCATGCGCGCGGCCGCATGGCATCGGCATGGCGTGGCCAGCATCGTGGTGGATGACATCACCGATCCATGGCTGCGCCAAGCCATAACCAACGAAGCCAATCGTCGCTGGGGGCGACGCAATGGAGGAAATAACCATGGCCGCTAAACGCAAGACCAGACATCCCGCCAAGCCGCGTGAGGATTTGTCAGGCCCATCGAAGTGGCGCCTGCAGCATGGTGATATCGGGGCAGCGATTCGCGCAGCAGATCCGGAGACCGGCACGCCGATCATGCAGCGAAAAGTTGTTGACACGCTATCGCAAATGCTCGCGCATGGCAGTATCTCACGAGAGATGCATGAAGCGGGCTGTATCTTTCGCACGCTCTTTCGTAGTGCTGCACTGGATAGTATTGCGACATCGCAATTCGTTCGTATTGCAGCATCATCGGGTGATTGGCTCTCGGTCAGTCAGCTTGATGCGCGGCGTCGAGTATTGAATGCACTCGATGTGCTGGGCGGCATTGACAGCCCTAGCGGTTCGATTGCGTGGCACGTGGTCGGGCTTGAGGTGTCACTGCGTGCATGGTCGGCGCAGCAAGGCTGGAATGGGCGGCTTGTCTCGGCACCCATTGCCTGCGGAATTCTTGTTGCTGCGCTTGGAACTTTGGCAAATCATTTCGGTCTGCTGCCGCGTTCGAACGCGGCTTGATGTGCTGTGAATGGGGGGAATTGCGGCGGGCATTCTCTGTTACAATTCTCCCCCTTCCGGCGCGTAAAACGAAAGTGATATACCTCGTGAAGGTCGAGAAATTGTGTTGAGCGGCGGTGACGCCGACGGGCAGTAGATCGAAGAACGGAACGAACATTGGAGAGCAGGTAACGAGAGAACGCAAAGTCAAGATCTAACCTCCAATAACAATATTTCTGATTACATGGTTCCTTCCTGGCGATTTTGTATGCGGGGGGCGGAAGCGCCCGACCCCTCTAGCGTCAGAATAAAAATATGGGTTGCAGTTTGCACCA